TTGTAGTGCTTTTATAGTTCATCTATAAATAATGGTAAATCTCTATCTACGTTAATATCTTTAGTTTCCACTGGCTTGCCATATCTTCTATCCATATAAATAGAAATAGCTCTTAAATCACCTTTTTGGATTAATTCTTTTAGCTTTTCGATAACCTCATCTTGATTGATGATGCTGTCTAATCTTTCTATTAATTTAGCTTCATCTGCTTTCTTTGGCCTTCCAGCCCCTTGTCTTGCTCCACCATTGTTTTTTCTACCATCCATAATTGAAAGTTTATTGTTTATTCAAATATTATTTCTTCATTAGGTAAGGGTGCTTCTACATTAAACCACTCTCTTAAAAACTCTCTACATTGATTATGAAAGTCTTCTTGTTCTATTGTTGTGTTTTGTGTAGTTGATTTAGGTATTTTAATTATTTCTCCTGTTCTGTAATTAGCTTTTTCTTCACATAGAAACATTGTTTTGTACATGTTATGTGTTTTCTCAACTCCCCAAGTTTCTCCCCATTCGTTTTGTATTGCTTCTATTGTTAGTGGAACTATCACAGCGAAGTAGTAAGCATTCTGTTGGTTGCTACGATAGTAATTATCTTTTCTAAGTACTAATTCAACTCTTTTGCCTTCAAACTGCCTTAGAGCTGTTTCAATTCTTTCAGTGTTTAGAATAAGCTTACCATCCTTAACCTTTGATATAATCTTAATGCTTTTCAAGTGTTCCTATCATTAGTTTGATAAATGTTCTTTTTATCATTCTTTTTCTAATCTTCCTTAGTTTCTTTCTTCTTCCTTTTTCCATAATGTGTTCTAATTTTAAAACCCAAGTCTGCATCATTTGGATATATTGCACACAGTAGACTTAAGTCATTTGCTATGTTGTAGTTTTGTTTCTTCATTTTTTATTTCCTTTTCTTGTTGTTTTAGATACTCTCTTAGTTTTACTTCTATTATCTTTCTCACTTTTCGCATATTCTTTGTATAGTTTATTAATTGTATTGTATAAATCTTTCACGCATGAACCACATGAAGAAGGTTGTTTTCTTTCGTTGAACACTCTATTAAAAATAGATAGTAACATAGTCTGTTCATCTCTTGATATTACTGAACGGTATGTGTTGAAGTAATCATCACACCATAAATATTCTTCTTCTGTTAGGCACTCTTTTGTTTTATAAGGAAATAACCTATTTAGCTTGTGTCTTCTTTCCTCACATCCGCAGTCATCTCCAAATACTTTTTTAACAGCTTTCTTGATTCCTGTTTTGGTAGTGATTTTATCTAATGTGTCTCCTAGTCCTTTACTTTTCATTTATCTTTTTTTTTATTTCTTCTTTACATTCTTTTACTGTTTTACAAACTACTTTATAACTGATCTTAGTTGCTTCTGATAGTTTTCTAATTGATTGAAACTTCTTTGAATAGAGCCTGAACATCTTTTTATGAAACCATGTAAAGCCATCAATAACGTTATCTATGTTTTCAAAAAATTCTGCTTCACTTTGAATCTGTTTGTCTTCAAAATCTTGTTTGTTGTTAGTGTATAGAGGTTTGTCTTTTCTCATCATATCAACAACAATATTTCTAATTCTTAGATACATTATTCCATAATGTGGAGAACCCTCTTTTATTATAGTCGTAGTTTTCAGCTTATTTTCCCTTAATTCATCATAAATTTTTATATAAACATCTTGCACTATGTCTTCTGCTGTTACAGAATAGTATTCAGGAACTAATTTTTCTGCCATTAGAATCCATGTTGTATGCTTTCTATATAATTCGTTTAACACCTCTTTATTTGTCATTTTTATTCAGTGCCTTATATTTTTCTATAACTTCTAATAGGTACAGCTTATCCCATTTGTAGCGTGACTTTCTTGCCATCTCTACATTGAGTGTGATTTTGTCAAATCTTTCTTGACCTATTTTGTTAATTAAGTTTTGTTTGTAAGGGATGAGGTTTCCTGAAAAGAAGTAATTGCATCTTTTACATTGTCCATGTACATTGTCAGGATTGAACCTAACTGTTGGGTTGTTGCCAGCACTATAAAAATGTCCAGCTTGTAAGGTGGTGTATTTACCACATGAGATGCAGGGGTTGTCCTTATCTCTATTGCGGATGTATTTGTGAAAATGAGTAACAGCAATCTTTTTAAGCTGTGCTACTGATTTCTTTTTAAGTGTTTCTAATGTTGCCATCACTAGGTTAGTGATGTCTAAGCAGTTACTAAATTATGAATTATAATTATTTCTTTTTTAAGTTTTAATTTAGATTTATTAACACTATTGTTTAATAATTTGTAATATCCTACAAATACAAATCCCAAGTGCTATTGCCGCAACATGGGATATTATTAAATAATTATAGAAGTCCATTAAGCGGGGTTGCTTTTTAATCCTTTTAATACAAACAAATACTGCATAAAAGTTTTATAGTCTTTACATTTAGGAAAACATTGTTTTGTCCAATTTTCTAAATACTTAAAATTTTCATTATAAAGTATTATGTCATTTTTATTGTCAACAATTTCTGTGCATTTTTCTGCTAAAGAAAGTGCAATTTCCAAACATATACAAAACTTTAAATTTCTATAACCAGAGTAAGAGAAATAGTTGTTGTTAAATATTTCATTTTTATTAAAACTTATGTACGAGTTTTTCCTAGTACCATCGCTTCTTTTACTTTCTTTGCCATTCTGTATAATTTCCCACATAGGCATAAAAAAACAATTTGAAAAAGAATTATTGTGTTTCACATATATTGTCTTATAACAGTCTTTTTTTATTTGATTTGTCCAATAATTTTTAGTAAAATCATATTGATATAACTTTCTTTTTAAAAAAGATACTTCTGTATAATAATCTGGAAGTAAATTTTTATTCCATGTGGGTGTATCTTCAGCTTCTATTTTTATAAGGTTTTTAAATTGTTTAAATCCTGACTGACTATCTTTATCCTTGATCCAAATATTGGTTTCAATATCTACATCGTATTTATTTTGTGAATCTTTATTAAAAAAAACATACTCGTTTTTGCACAGATCATTTAACTTTTGAACTAATAATAGTTCTTTTTTAATGTTATAACTCATAGTAAATTATATTTTATATGGTTAGAAATATGATACATAAATTTAGGCATAACAGAATTTCCTATTCTAGCCCATTGTTCATTGTAAGAACCTAATAGTTTAAAATCTTTTGGAAATGATGAAAGTTTTTTTATTTCATCTATTGTAGGTTTTCTTTCTGTTCCATCTTTTTCCATAAATAATAAAGAAGCAGTTTTGGTAATTGTATAACATGGCCTGTGCGCAGTAATCCATTCTTTATCAAATTGTCCTCTATTTTGTTGTACTATATTATTATATACATCTGAAACATTTATTATTTCACTTATTGGTTTTGGAAAAGAAGGTGTTTTATTTTTTGATCCAATAAAAATTAATCTTTCTCTTGATTGAGGAACTTCATAATACATAGAGTTCATTAATTTACATTTTACATTGTAACCTGTTTGTTTTAATTGATTCATTATAGTTATAAATTTGCCCTTCATTTTTCCTTTAACCATTCCTGAAACATTTTCCATTACAAAAGTTTTAGGCTGTAGTTCATTAATTAACCTTATAAAATCAAAAGACAAATCGTTTCTGTTGTCATTTATATTTCTTTTTCCTTTTGCTGTACTAAATCCCTGACATGGTGGAGAGCCATCTAAAACATCTAACTCTCCTTTTTTTAATCCTGTAAAATCTAAAATTTCTTTACCTTTTACAGTTGAAATATCTCTTTGCCATATCGGAACATTAGGAAAATTTATTTTTAAATTATCTACTGCGTTTTTTTCCCACTCTATTACAAGTAACTCATTATAACCCGCCATTTTATAACCAAGTGAAGAACCGCCACATCCAGCAAAAGTTGATATTACTGTTGGTTTACCATTCATAACCACAGCTTGGACATTTATGTTCAGTTAAAATATTCTCATCAAATTCAGGTTGTATAATTATTTCCTTTTTTTGTTCGTGTTTAATAATCTTTCTTATTTCTGATTGAACTTTGTTAGGTGTTATTACTTCGCCTCTTTGTTCTATCTCATCCATAACTTTATTAGATAATTCGTTTTCTCTGTTTATTAAACGTGCGTTAGAAGATTCATCTGCTTTTACTGGCATTTTGCCAAGTTCGGTTTGTTCGAACTTGCCACCAGTATATTGATTACCTCTATTACCGCCTTGTGGGAAGTTTTCATCTAACCAAGCACCTTTTTTTCTTTCTATATCAATTCGAAATTTCCCTATTTCATTTTGTTTGTCAAGTGCAAATTGGTTTCGTTTTGAAAATTCTGCTGCGGCTGCCGCTGCCGATTCATGTATTTTAACCTCCTCAAAAGTTTCTGCAAGTGCTAATTCTTTTTTCCAGCTTTTTAGTTTTTCAATCTGTTTCATAACTAAAATGGTAAATCGTTTTGTTCTTCACCAACAGGAACAAATGCTTTTTCTGTTTCTTGGTCTAGCTTTTGAATTCTCCAGCAGTCAATACTTGTGTAGTATTTATTATTCCATTCATTAGAACTTGCATTGATATGAAATTCATAAACATGTTCTAGTTCAAGTCTTTTAGTCAAGTCTATATTGTCTTGATGGAACTCTATACATAGTGCTGATTTATAGTTTTTGTTTTGGTCTATAATAACTTCACATTTATTAAATTCCTTTTTTGTTTTTTCGTTTGTAAAGGTTTGTACTTTGTTTATTTTCTTTACTGTTCCTACTATTATTGTA